TCCGTAGTATCATTTCACTCAGGAGACTAGCATGCCAGTCCAGCCCACTCCCTCCGGCGAGAACCTGCTTGTTGGCAAGGGACAGGTCCTGTTCGATCGTTTCGACTCCAACGGCCTCCGCACCGGCTTCCGTCATCTCGGCAATGTCGAGTCGATGGAGATGACCACGGCGGATGACAAGATTCAGAAATTCAGCTCCATGTCGGCGGGCGCTCCGCTGTACAAGGAGGTCAACCGGCGCCGGACGGTGACGCTGAAGCTCACCATGGATGAATTCGATCCAGAGAACGTCGCACTGGCGCTGATGGGCGCGACGTCGGTGCTGGTGCAAGCGGCCACGGCAGTCGTCGGTGAGGCCATCTTCCCGAGCACGGTGCCCGGGTCCTTCTTCAAGCTCGCGAAGCTCGGCCCGCATACGGCGGTCACCATCACGTTCGGCGCAACGCCCGGCGTGCTCGGCGTGGACTACCGGCTCGTGGATGCCAAGGCCGGCATCTACCAGATTCTGCTCGGCACGGCCATGACCGGCGCCGTCACCGCGAGCTACACCCCAACGGCCTACACCGGCACGACGGGTCCCAAGGTCGTGGGTGGTGGCACGGCGGGCGTGATTCAGGGCGCGCTCCTCTTCATCGGAGACCCGTCCACCGGGCCCAAGACGATGGTGGAGGTCTGGCGCCTCAACATCTCGCCCGATTCTGCGCTGGGGCTCATCTCGGATGACTTCGCCTCGCTCGGCCTCACGACGTCCGTGCTGGACGACTCGGCGAACCACCCGAGCAATCCGCTGTACCAGCTGACCTACATTCCGTAAGGTCCGGCTGGGCCCGCGTTCCTTTTGTGCCGGGCCTCTGGAATCCTCTGGAGGCCCGGTTGTCCAATATTGAGGAGACTTGAGCGATGACGATCATGACGGAGGATGTAGACCTCTCCGCTGCTGGGACGATTCTGACGGTGGCCGGGCGGACCTTCCGGCCCTGCGCCTCCACGACGTTTGAGCAGGACATCTGGATCATGTCGATGCTCCGAGACGCCGGCATCATGAAGGCGGGTGAGAGCTTCCAGCCCGGGAAGGAGGACCTGAGCGAGATTGCCACGGCAGTCGTGATGCAGGCCTTCACGTCCGGGAAGCTCTTTGAGATTCTCGCCGGCACGCTGGAGGAGATTGGCGTGGTGTGGAGCATTCCCACCGCTCGGGCCAACGCGCAGTTCTTTGCCCAGCTCACGGCGCCGGAGGACAAAGCGGCACTCAACGGGTCTATCGTCGGAGCCCTGATGGGTTTTTTCATCTCCGGCGCGTTGTCTTCCGTGACTTCCCAGAAGTCTTCGCGCCCAACTATGACCCACAACGACGTCGGAGTGCGAAGCGACGTGGCCCAGAGTTCCGAGGCGCCGAGGACTACGGCGAGTGGAACAACGTCATCCGAGACCTCGCAGGGCACGACGTAGACCGGGCCAAGGTGATACTCCGGTGGCCCATTCGCGAGGGCTTGCTGAAGTATCTGGAGTTGATTAAGGCGGATGCGCAGGCGCTCTACTATCGGGAGTTGGAGCTGTACGGGCAAGGGTTGCTGAAGGAAAAACCAAAACTGCCAAGGATACTCCGCGATGGGCACTAGCGCCGTTGGAATCAATATCAATGTCCAGAGTAACGCGGGCGCTCAGCAGATCGTTGATGGCCTCAATAAGGGCTTCGCCGATATGCGTGGGACGCTCGGCGGACTCGCCAAGACCGCTGTCGCAGCGGTGGCCGCATTCGCGGGCTTCAATGCCTTCAAGAGTTTCGTGGCCGAGGGCTTGGAGTTCAACCAGACGATTGAAACGGCCAACCTCGGCATCGCCTCGCTGATCACGTCGCAAGCGAAGCTCCACAAGGCGAACGGCGAGCTGGTGACGGGCGTGGACGCGCTGACGCTCGCGCAGGGCCTCGCAGCAGATCAGGTCCAGAAGCTCCGTATTGCCGGGCTCCAGACGACGGCGACGACGCAAGAGTTGGTCGTGGCCTTCCAACAGGCGGTTGGTGTCGGACTCCGGTGGGGCTTGACGCTGGATCAAATCCGGAAGCTCACCATCCAGATGTCGCAAGCGGCGGGCGCGCTCGGCCTCCCGATGAACCAGCTGAATGAGGAGATCAGAGACCTGCTGGCCGGGAATATCAACCCACGCAACACCCGCATCGCTACGGCGCTCGGGATCACCAACGAGCAGGTCAAACAAGCCCAAGCAGCAGGCAAGCTGTTCGACTTTGTGACCGGGAAGCTGGAAGCCTTCTCCGTCGCCGGAGAGAAGACGGCCAAGACGTTCTCCGGTGTGATGTCGAACATCCGGGAAGCCTTCCAGAACCTCGCCGGTGACGCCACCAAGCCGTTGTTCGATAAGCTGAAGACAGCCGGGCAAGCGGCACTGGAGGACGTCTTTGACCTGAAGAATGCCCGGATCAGCTCCAAGTTTGATGGCATCATCGAAGTCGCGCAGAAGACGTTTGGTGCGCTCGGAGACCTCCTGACCTCGGCGCTCGGGACGGGCGTGGAGAATGCCAAGGAGCTATCGCAGTGGTTGAAGGAATCGCACCTAGAGATTGACCAGATATTCAGAACGGCGGGCGTGCTCGGTGCGACGCTCGGCGACTTGGTGCGGGACGTCGCGAGTATCACGGTGGGGCTCAACGGAGCGGCCACCACGTCGGGCTTCTGGAAGTCCGTCCTCACCGGCGCCGGGCTCGTGGTCGCCGAGATTCATACGGCGCTGCAAGGCGTGCTCCTCCTCCTGTCGCATATCGGCGAGGGGATTCTGACGCTGGTGCTGAAGCCCTTTGAAGCCTTCCTCCGCGTCGCAGCGGGTGTGGCCGACTTGTTCAGCGATACGCTGGGCGACAAGCTCGCGAAGCAAGCGGATGCCACGAGCGGATTCCTGAAGGGGATCACGGAAGCCAACAACGCATACAACGACTCGCTGGCCAACAACGGGAACGCCACCGACAAGTTCTTGGAGCGGATTCAGGACGCGGACGCGGCAGCCCAGCGGACGGAGAAGCATATGCAGGCGCTCCGGCGCGCCTCGGCGACGACGCCGGTGACGGGACCAGACCCGGTTGCCGGCGTGACGCTCACCACCAACTCCTCCGGCAATAAGGAGAAGGTCAGCCCGCTGAAGGCGGAACAGGCCATCACGCTCGCCGCCAAGGCCGAACTGGCCAACCGGCTCAAGGACCTGAAAATTGCGCTGGATAACCAACTGCTGAGTTACAAGCAATACTATGACGCCGTCACGCAAGCCCAGCAGACCGCCATCGATAAGGAAATTGCCGCGCAGCGAGTTCTCTTGGCCGGAACGACGGGCAATGATGCGCGTGGCAAAGTCTTGGCTCAAATCAAAGTTCTGGAAGGCCAGCGGACCCAAGTTGCAGAAGACAACGCCGAGAAGCGGCGGCAAGCGGAACTCAAACTACAAGAAGAAGTAACGGGAGCCCACGTCACCCTCCTGCAGGATGAGGGACGGTTCGCCGAGGCTCGCGCGCTCCAGATGAATGATAAGTTCAAGCTGCTGGTCGCGAAGCTGAAGGCTGAAGGCGACGTGGCGGGCATTGAGATCGTCACCAAGCTGTTCAACATCGACAACGCCAAAGCCAAGCTAGAGGAGCTGACCCGCTCCTCCAAGACGGTGACCGATACCTTGGCGGTGGAGCTGGACCAGATCAACACGGAGTCTACGGCGCACGCCATCACGGAGTCCGAGGCGCGCCAGAAGATTGTCGTGGCCTACACCAAGGCCAAAGACCAGCTCGTGCAGATGGTCCCGCTGATGGAAGCCTTTGCCCTCGCGACCAAGGACCCGGCAGCCATCGCGGCGGTGGAGGACTTGAAGGTGCGGATTGCCCAGATGGGCGTCACGATCCAGCAGACCTCCGACGACTTGTTCAAGCTCAAGGAGGGCGCCCGCGAGGCATTCGCCTCCGGCCTGTCCCAGTTCCTCAACGACGCAGCCGAGGGCGCCAAGTCGCTCGGCGATGCCTTCCGGGATGCAGCCCGTTCGATCATCTCCAGCCTCCGGCAAATTGCCTCCCAGAT